AAGTAACAGAGGCTACTCATAAATATTTGATGGTAAAGGGTATGGTCTCCACCATGGAGCATAAAAAGGACTGTCTTATTCAGCTATCTTCCAACAGCAGGCAAGAAACCAGACTTTATTCATAAAATTTTTAAATCTGCGCTATAACAAAGTAACTATTTTAACCGGAGAACAAAATGGCAATAGATCTTGAAGCAATTAGGCGTAAACACGAGGAAATCTCAAGCGGTCCTGGGGGCGGAGGAGACTCCTCTTTCCTTGACAACTTTATTCAACTACAAGAGGGCAACAATGTAGTCCGTATCCTTCCTGCTAAGGATGAGGAAACTCAATTTTTTGCAGAGACTAAGATCCATAGGATTATGAATGCGGATAGCAAGATCCGTAATGTCCATTGTCGTAAGGTACATGGGGAGAAGTGTACTCTCTGTGATTTGTACTTCGGTCTATGGAAGACTGGGGTTAAGGAGGACGAAGATCTTGCTCGCCAGATTAAGGGACGGTCTCGCTACTATATGAATGTAGTGGATCGTGAGTCTGGAAAGGTTAAGATCCTTTCCATTGGCATCATGCTCTTCCAAAAGATCCTCAACACTATTCTTGATGAGGATTATGGGGATATCACTGACCTCAAGAGTGGGCATGATTTTAAGATTATTAAGGTCATGGAAGGCCAATTCCCTAAGTATGATCAATCTCAGGCACGTCCTAAGCCAAGTGAAGCTGGTTCTAAGGCTGACATGGCTGAGTGGATGGATTCTCTTCATGATGTTCATGGTTTAGTTAAGAAGGAAGAATACGAGGATGTGCTTGCGGTAACGGAGGAAATTACGCCTCCGTCTATGAGGTCTAAGGCGTATGCAGATACTCCTTCAAAAGAGGGCTCAGACGATGAGTTCCTTAACAAGATGCAGAGTTAGGAAATAAATTATGGAATGGTTAGAATCATTATTATTGTCTGAGGCAGTATGGTCTCTTTTAGCAGTAGTCCTTACGGGCGCCTTGGGCTTTGTGTGGCGTCTTCTGGCGCGAGTTGGAGTAGAGACAGAAGCTGTTGATACTCTGCGAAACGCAGTCTCCCTCGTAGGAGAGGATTTTGTTGTGTGGCGTAAGCGGGCTAATGCTGATGGTAAGCTAACAGCAGAGGAGCGAGAGGAAGCTAAGACTCTTGCTATTGCCAAGGCACACGCATTGGCTACTGGACCCGTGTCTAGAATGTTAACTAAGTGGGGGGTACAGAAGCTATCTGCCCTCATTACTCGTGTCGTTCAAGGAGAAAAGTGATATGAGAAGACTTGCAATTGTTTTAGCGTTTGTTTCTATGTTTAGTTTGTGTGGGTGTATGGGCTTTGGTCCTATGTTGGCTGTTGAAGCCGTTGATGACATGGTGGTGGATGTGGTTCCTGAGGCTGATGGTTCTCGTGGGACTCCTGAGTTTAATTTCCCCTTTGTTGGTGATTTGCATAAAGTTGACTGGGAGTGGCAAATGCTTCTTCCCTGGACTTGGTTTGGTATAGGAAGTAATTGAGGGTGCAATGGCTACTTTCAATTCTAACCTCTTTTTTCAAAGTCCTACTCCCCTTTCTTTGGGAGAAAATAGATGCGCCTGACACTCTTAAAGACGCTCAGCCTCTTCCTGATCCTCTGCGGAATTCTCTGTATGACAGGGTGCGGAAGCACCCAGGCTATAATCATCGGATCGGATGACATAGTTAGAACGGGATCAGATGTCGAGGGGCATGTTTATACCTGGGACGGTGATAAATGGATTAAGTCTGACAATAAGGTAAGGTTGCCCGAAGGAATGTACATAGTTCCTCCGAGAAACAATTAGTTCTTTAAAGGTATTACTATTATAAGGAGGTAGTTTAACTACCTCCTTTTTTTTAGGTGAACAATGGAAAAACTAAAAATACTCGGTGTATTCGCAAATGAAGGTGGCTGCGCCTACTACCGTTTGATAATGCCTCTTCAGAAACTGATGCAGCTTTATCCTGATAAGGTTGAAGTTCAATTTTCTCAAAATCCTATAGGGTTAAATACTGAGACGGGGGAGATGCCTCCTGATGATGCTGATTATAATCTATTAAATTGGGCAGATGTTGTTTTTATTAATAATATTTCTAACTTTGGTGGCCCTTACACAGCGCGAGTGATTGGTCTTGCTAAGCAGAGGGGGAAGTTTGTTCACTTTGATACTGATGACCTGTTGATTGATTTGTACGAAGGGCACAGGTTAAAAAAGACATATGAAGATAGAAACTTATATGATATTACCAAGTGGATGTACCATACGGCAGACTTGGTGACAGTGACGCAGAGAAAGTTTGCAGAGAGAGTTAAGCCTTTTGTTGGGGGTGTTTTGGCTGTAGTTAAGAACTCTATTGATTATACCCTGCCGTGTTGGGGAATGCCTAAAACTCGTATTAAGAATAAAACACGAATAGGGTGGGCAGGAGGAATACACCACGAGGAGGATGTAAAAGAGTTCGCTGGAGTCCCTTGGTCAGTAAACCAAAAGGTGGGAAAGGAAAGAGTGCAGTGGGACTTTTATGGGGCTCCTGGTCCCCCTGAGAAGGGGAAACCCAAAGAATGGCAACACGAAGTTTGGAATAATTACAGGCGTATTTTACTGGCGGGGTTTAAGAAATCTAACAACTGGTCTATAGGGCAAGCTCTGCCCCCTGATAGATACGGGAGTATGTATTCTATGATGGACGTTGCCATTGCTCCTCTTCAAATGAATGAGTTTAATGATTCTAAGTCTGAAATTAAAGTAGCCGAGTGTGGTAGGTATAAAGTTCCTCTCATAGCTTCTAACGTTGGGTGTTATGATGAGACCATTATTAATGGTAAGACGGGATTTTTAATTGATCCAGATGCTCCCAAGAGTGAGTGGGTAAGGCTTATTTCTAAGTGTGCAAAAAATCCCAAGCTCGTGAAAACAATGGGGAATAATCTCTACGAAGTAACAGAAGAATATTTTGACGTTAACAAGGTAGTGAAGCATAGATTAGAGTTATATGAGGAATGTTTTAAGCTTCTGAATGAAAGACACAAGGAAGCTAAGTATAACCGAGAATGGACATTCAGTGGGGACAGTTAGAATATTATCTGGGTGGTCTAATCCGGGGGGAAGCACGGTTGCATTTATTAATCTTACAAATCTTTTAAATGGTGCTGGGATAGATACTATTTTTTATGGTCCTCACAATTGGCATTTAGATAAGTGTAAAGGAGAGAACACAAAAAGATTAGACATTAGCGATGAGCAAGATACTTTAATTGCTCATTTTGTCCCTTTGAAGGAAGAAAAAACTCCTCTAAAAAAGGTAATATTTTCTTGCCACGAGACCAATCTTTTTCCTCTGAAGGATTACTCCTTAAACGCAGTAGATACGGTTCATTTTGTCTCAGAAAAGCAGAGAGACTGGCATGAGGTAGACCACCCATCGGTCGTTATTCCGAATATCGTGAAGGTAGGCAAAAGGAGGGGTAATCATAAGCGAGGTCACGTTGGGGTCATAGGCAGCATCGACAGCCACAAGCAAACTGCTCTTGCGGTCGAATCAGCGTTATTGAGTGAACCCAAAAGTACTAAAGTTTTAATTTTCGGGAACGTAACCAACAAAGAATACTATAAAGAACATGTTAAACCTTTGTTAAAAAATAAAAGGGTTAAGCTACTTGGCAAGTATGATGATAAAGATATTATGTATAACATGATTGATTCTGCTTACCATGCTAGCAAGTATGAAACTTTTGGGCTTATCAGGCATGAGTGCGCCATGCATGGTATTCCGTTTAATGATTTGTTTGAATCTTCCGCTCACTCAGAGTATTGGCCTCAAGAAAGAATACTAGAAGCATGGAAAACTCTCCTCGCGTAACAATTTTATGTTCTACTTATAACTCCTCTGAGTGGATAGATGGGTATTTAAAATCTATAAACAACCTTTTATTAGATGAGTTTGATATAGTTTTTGTAGATGCTAATTCCACGGACGGTTCTCTCCAAACTATAAACGATTATGTATTTAGGGATGGGATAAATAAAAAGGTTATAGAATGTAAAGCAAGGGTTAGCATTTATGCTGCTTGGAATATAGCTATCAAAAACTGTGACACAGAATATATTATAAATGTTAATACAGATGACAGACTTTTCCCCGCTGCTTTAGATACTTATTTAAGCTATGCCTCAAAGATAGATGCAGATATTTATTATGGCTCTTGTTGTGTTGTAAATGATAGCAAGCATGAAAATAATGTAGGACTATATGATTGGGCTCAATATTCTCATGAGGAACTACTCAGAGGGTGTATAGGTGGTCCCTTTCCTTTCCTTAAACGTCAGACTATAGTGGATATAGGAATGTTTGATACCAAGTACACTATCTCAGGGGACTACGAAATGTGGTTGCGTATGTCCAAGCAGGGTAAGAAATTCTGTAAGGTGAAGGAGGCTGTGGGAAGCTATTATTATAACCCAAAGGGGATGAGTACAAATAGGGAAAGCGCCCAGTGGCAAGAGCATGTTCGGCAGGACAAAGAATTAAGAGAAACATACAAGTGAAATACTTTTGTACACTATCTGACAAGAACTATTTAAACCAGGGACTAGCCTTATTAAGGTCCTTGAGAGAGGTAACACAAGGTTCCTTTGAATTAAACTATCTGTGCTTAGACGAGGAAACTTTCACTGCCTTAAAAGACGAGCCTGATGTTCGCCCACACAAACTTGCGGAAGTGGAGGCTTCTAGAGAACAAATTTTAAAGTTTAAAAAATCTAATGCCTATCCTGATTACTGCTGGTCTCTTGCTTCTACTTTTTGCAGATACTTATTAGAACAGGTTGATCTTCCCCATGTTCTTTATGTAGACTCAGATATCTATTTTTACAAGGACCCCCAAATCATTTATGATGAGCAGGGTGACAAAAGCGTTGGAATCATCAGGCATAGACACAATACAGCATCCTCTCCTGATGGAGAATTCAATGTAGGGATTGTTTATTTTAAGAATGATGATGTGGGTACTTCTTGTCTACAGTGGTGGAATGATTGCGTACTAGAGGGGAACAGACCAGACCTCGCTACTTGTGGAGATCAGAAATACCTAGAAGAGTTTGTCCCTATGTTTGGCGATAGTGTTTGTGTCCTTGATAAAACCTTTGCTCATGGAGCCCCATGGAACTTTAGATTGTATGTCTATGATGATTACTATTCTGACGGGACTGTGGTGTGGGGAGATAAGCAGCAACCATTAGTTTTCAACCACTTCTCTAGGATAGGAACTGATCCTCCCTCTCCTACACGAGGACAATACCAAGACCACACTTTAAACTACCAAGTATTTAACATTCCCGTAGTTAGAGGATTTTACGAAAGATACCTTATGGAGATAATGAGATGAATGAACTTTACTATATGAATCAAAAGTACGGATCGGACAAAGGGGAACATGGTTATTTGAATCATTACTATGAGTTCTTCAAAGAGCACAGGTATAAAAATTTAAAGATATTAGAGATTGGCATATACAATGGTGCGTCTTTGAGGTTGTGGAAAGAGTTTTTTCCTAATTCAGAGGTTTATGGTATTGATAACCAAACAAAAACCGACGCGGGTGGGGCTTTTTGCAGTGACCTAACTATTGAAGACCTAAACCAAATTGGAGTAAAAACTTTTTTAGCTGACCAAAGCAAAGAGGAGGATTTGGAAGAATTTATCAAGTTTTCTGGTGGGGGTTTTGATATTATCATAGACGATGGATCTCATCAGCAGCAAGACCAGCAGTTATCTCTTGGGGTTCTTTTTCCTTTTTTAAAGAGCGGGGGTATTTATATAATTGAGGACTTGACACTGCCTCATTATGCATGTACATCTAAAAAAGGAAAAACAGGATGGGGTGTGGTTAGGGAAGATCTAACAGATATCACCGCTCATGCCCTTTTTGGTTTTGTTGTAGAAGGTAAAATAAACTCCTTGTATATGAGTGAAGAGAATAAAGAATATTTGAATGAACATGTGCAAAGAACGAGGCACGGTGTTCCGAAAATAGTGGTTGTTTCTGATGCAAATTCGGTGTTCTGTAAGCTGGATAAAAAGTAATATGAAAATTGCTTTCGGGATGATAGTATTTAATGGCGACTTTGTTCTAAAGGAATGTTTAGAGTCTGTCTACCCCTATGCTACCCAAATTCTTATCTCGGAAGGTCCCGTGAGATATTGGCAAGATGAAGGGTTTACTACCTCTACGGATAAGACGAACGAGATCCTAGACAGCTTCCCAGACCCTGAGAATAAGATTACAATTATTCACGGGCAGTTCGAAGGGAAAGATGAAGAGTGTAGAGCGTACATGCCTTACATGAGGGATGATATTGATTATGTATGGAATTTAGATTCAGATGAAATTTATAAACCAGAAGATATAGAAACTATTATTAAAGTTTTAGAAGAAGAACAGTATACTTCTGTCGGAATTAGAAGTTGTTCTTTCTATGGAGGCTTTAATGATTTTATAGGCGGCTTTGAATTAGCTAAAGATAACTTCTTAAGAATATTTAAAGTATATCCCAATGCTACCTGGAAAACCCATCGTCCTCCCACGATTATAGCTCCAGAGGGGACTGTCACTTTTCCTGACAAGCACTTAGATAGTGATACGTTGTGGGAAAAGCACGGGGTTCAGATGTATCATTATTCGTATGTTTTTCCTAAACAGGTAAGGGAGAAGATAGCATATTATAAGGCTAAAGTGAGTAAACATAACTGCCATCCCAATTATTATGAGGAAATATATCTTCCGTGGGTCAAGGGAAATAGAGAAGTTGAATTGGGCTGGCAAGGGGTTCATGAGTTTAGACCTCTGGCTAGGGGAGATGCCTTCACTCAAAAGTTTGAGGGAACTCACCCCAAGGTGATTGAGGACAAGATTGAAGAATTTAAAAACAGAATCCAAGATGAACTATACTGATTCTTGGAAAAATAAGGAAGTTTTTCAAGATCAATTAGCTCTGAATAAAAGAGAGTTAAAATCATATCCTACTCACTGGTGGGAATTTTTAAATATTTTAAAGCACCTAAAAACAAAAAATATCTTGGATGTAGGTTGCGGCGCTGGAGCAATGTCAGAGCTTTGCAGTAAACATCTGCCCGACGTAACCTATGTTGGCATGGACTACTCAGAAGATGCGATTGAAATAGCGAAAAAAGAATGGCCCCAGTATACTTGGTATGTAAAAGATTACTCAGACCTAGATCCATCTTCTGTTTCTGGGTATGACACGCTTCACGCTGGAGCATTTCTGGATGTTCTGCCTAACGGTGATGAGGCGCTAGAGCATCTCCTGTCTTTAGGTGTTCCTAATATTTTTATAGGCAGAGCAAAAATATCGGATAAAGCTAGTTATTATACTACCTATGAGGCTTATAATAAAATAACTACCTACGCCTATCACCACAATCATAAAGGATTGGTTGAGTTAGCCAAAAAGTATGGGTACGGGTGCTTGTTTAGTGGAGATCGAAACCAGTGCAACATAATATTTCAGAAAAACCAGTAGAAGTAGGAGACCCAGCATTCTCCAGAGAAGAGATGCTGGAACATTTAGATGAGTTTGCCGAGATTTACTCACGGAGACCTATTGATGACAATCACGGGGGGATGAAAGCACCCCAAGCTTTTCATGCGTGGTACGTGGCTAAAAAATTACAACCAGTGGCTATAATAGAGAGTGGTATCTGGTATGGGCAAGGCACTTGGTTTTTTGAGCAGGCTTGTCCTGACGCAAAAATCATTTGCATTGATCCCGACATGTCTAGACTAAAATATAAATCAGACAAGGCTCATTATGTTACCCATGATTTTAACATGATTGATTGGTCATCTATTGATCTTGATAGATCTAACATTCTTTGCTTTTTTGATGACCACCAAAACGCTCTATCCCGGCTCCCCAATTTAAAAAAATACGGATTTAAGCATGTAATGTTTGAGGATAATTACCCTGTTGGGCAGGGCGACTGTGTGAGTTTAAAAACAGTTTTAGAGACTAAGGACGATGAAGAAAAGATAGTGAGGGATCATCTGGAGATCTACCAAGAAATGCCTCCCCCTGTCTCAGCCGAAACCACTCGGTGGGGAGATGCTTGGTCTAATTACCCCACATATGATTCTTTGATTACGAATAAAACAGATAAAAATAAGTGCTATTTCGATGGTGCGGAAAATTATACTTGGATCTGTTACGGAAGAATGAAATGAGCGTCCCTGTAATTTTTGTTAGTAAGACCATAGGAATTCCTTGCGCTTATCTCCGAGAAGCGATGTCGGTGGCCTCCAGAGCCAACGAAGAAGTTATCTTACTAGGTGATGAGGGAAACAAAGATTTTTGCGTAGGAAAGTATTTTCCATATGAAGAATACTTGGATTCATACAAAAAGTTTGAATCATTATACGTGCATTTGAGTACTATCCACCCTGAAATAGAAAAGTTTTGTTTTTCGAGGTGGTTTATTATTAGAGAGTTCATGGAACGTAACAAGCTGACGCAGGTACTCCATCTGGACACAGACATTCTTTTTTTTGCAAACAGTAACGAAGAAGGAAAAAGATTTTCGCATCTAGACTGTGCTTTAACTGGTAGAACCTCTGGGCATTCTTCTTACTGGACTTATGAGGGACTATGTAAGTTTTGCGATTATGTTATTGAGTTATACGAAAACAAAGATAACTTTGATTTCCAAAGGCTCGCTTCTATATTTACGTTAAGACAAAAATATGGTTTAGATGGGGGTGTGTGTGACATGAGTGTCCTAGAGCATTATGCTAGATATAAAGCACCTCACTTAGTTGGAGAACTTAGTATAGTGTCCGAAAACTTATATTATGATCATATTATTGGTACTGATGAGGGCTTCACTTTCAGGGATGGAAGAAAAGAATTCGAGTATAGACAGGGCGTCCCCCACGCTTTTCACGAGAAAACGAAAAGATTAATTCCATTTGCTACCATCCATTTTCAAGGCACGCATAACAAGCACTTGATAAAGCATCATCATGATATCTCTCTTCAACATTAATAACTACGTTATAGATACATCTACCTTTTCTAATCTATTACACGACAAAATTGTTGATGATTTTGTAGATGAATTTTGTGAGTATGTTGGAGCAAAGTACGGTTGTGCCCTGAACAGTGCTACAAATGCTATATTTCTTTCAATGGAAGAAAAGTATCAACGTGTAGAAATACCCACGATGATTCCCCCTGTTGTAGGAAATGCTTTAAAATTAGGGGGTAATAAGGTAAAGTTTAATGATAACACTAGCTGGGTAGGTCATTCTTACACCTTACATGATTTTGGAGATTACAAGATAATTGATTCTGCTCAAAGGGTAGACAGGAATCAATTCGCCAGCGAAGCAAATGATGATGATCTTATGATCTTTAGTTTTTATCCAACCAAACCTGTGGGCGGCATGGATGGGGGAATTATTGTATCAAATGATAAACATAAAATAGATTATTTTAAGAACAAATCTTTCAATGGAATGTCTTCAGAGGAAAATAATTGGGAACGCGAGCAAGGATTTATTGGCTGGAAAATGTATATGAATTCTGCTCAAGCATTTGTAGCCCTACAGAATCTGAGAAAGCTAGATGATAAGCGCAATAGACTGGACCAAATTAGAGAGAGATATAATGAGGCTTTCGGGGTGAGTAACACCAGCACCCATCTTTATAGAATTTTTATCAGCTATAGAGATTTTGTGATCAAAGAACTTAAAAAGAACGGCATAGCAGCGGGTATTCATTACAAATGTTTGCACGACTCCCCATTATTTAATACACATCAAAAAGGGCATCTTACTAAGTCTGAGGAAGAGGCAGCATGTACCCTCTCCATACCCTTTCATGAGAAGTTGAAAGAAGACGAAGTGGAGCATATAATATGCAAAATAAGATTATTGACATATTAAAATCTGACGACGGAGCGGCTATAGGTAAAATAGGTTTCTCCGAGATGAAGGTTTTACATTCTGTTTTAACGCAAAGAACTCTTAATCAACAGGAGCTACACGACATTTTTGTTGGTGCAGGAGTATTCCCGCCCACCAGCGACAGCATTAACAAGTTCTGTGAAGAAATGAGGTTGTGCTTGGGCGGCGTTGATGTTTTAGCTAAAATGAGAATTGATCCCTCTCAGGAGGAGTTGGTTATAGATACTTTCTCTCCACAATCTGAGGAGATAGAGCTTAGGGAGATTGAGCCTTATTATTGGGATAACCCCTGGAGTGAAGCTTTAGAAAACAAAAAAGTCTTGATCATATCCCCGTTTGTAGACACTATGCAGAAGCAGTATAAAAAGCGACAGCATCTTTGGACTGACACAAGGGTTCTTCCAGAGATGACCCTTAGCCATATGAAAGTTCCTTTGTCCCATTATATTAAAGAATCTCCGTATTCCTCTTGGGCTGAGACGTTGGATGAGTTAAAATACCAAATGTCAAAAGTCTCCTTCGATGTTTGTCTTATTGGGGCTGGGGCTTGGTCGCTACCTTTGGCTCATGAAGCTAAGACTTTAGGTAAGATAGGAATCCATATGGGTGGCCCTTTGCAGGTTTTATTTGGGATAAAGGGAAAAAGATGGGATTCCCATGAAGTTATTTCTGCTTTCTACAATGATTTTTGGGTAAGACCCTCGAAGTCCGAAACACCTTTACAGTCTGCTGCCGTAGAGGGAGGCTGTTACTGGTAATGTATATTCACAGTTTAGAAAAATTTGATGATGAGAGAGGTTCTTTGTTTCCTTATTCATTTACCTCTTTTACCCCTAAACGATTGTTTATAGTTTCGGGTGTTCCCAAAGGAGAAACACGAGGAGGCCACGCGCACTATGAGACGGAGCAGTTTTTAATTTGTCTGAGGGGAAGTATTGAAGTTTTACTTCATGATGGAAAAAAAGAGGTCTCTAAAATTTTAAAGCCCATGCAGGGGATTCATGTTCCTAACCTTATGTGGGATTCACAAATATTTAAGACAGGAGATGATCTTCTCTTAGTTTTAGCTTCTACCGACTATGATAGAAAAGATTACATTGAATCTCTGTCTGTTTTTATGGAGTTAATTAGTAGAACATGAAAAATCGTATTTTGATTATTGGCAACAAGCCCTATACTAAAATTTCTTTAGATCAAACTATAGATACATTTCCTATTAATTACAGATTAAATCTGTCTCTTCCTAATAATAACAATGGCACTAAATATAACCATTTAGGAGTATGCAGTCATTTACGGGACAACCTCCTCCCCAAGCCCTCCATATCGACGGTCTGCGCCTCCTCGATCCTGGTAAAGGTGACCCCTCCCATCCCCCCTGGGGAGTGGTTTATTAATGAATATATCCATGCTTATAAAGAGGATTATTTAAGAGCATATGTGAAGAGATGGAATGCAGAAGCCTCACGAGCATTTCAAAGTAAATTTTTTGTTAAACCAGACATGCATAGGTTCAATGCATATCTAGGGGAAGAAGGTAGTCCTTATAAGTTT